TTCTATATAGTTGTTTATGGGGTTCATATCTTTGCGGAGGTCGTTTGCTTCGGCGGAAGGCTAGACAGGACTAAACCCCTGTTGGGGTATGAACCCCACCACACTTTCTTTAAAGGTAGTACATATGGCAGACCATATCATCGGGGCGACCGGTACTGCCGGGATACCCTACCAGCAATTGATCAACGCCATACGCAAGGAGGGCGACGACCTGTCCAAGCGCATCGCGGCAATTACCCAATTCACCGGTACTCCCGGGTTCGAAACCCTCGACGTGCTGGACAAGCATCTGCTAGTACTGCAACGGGAACAGATGCAAACGTACTTGCACCTACTCACGATCCGCATGGCGCGGTTCGATGAAGCGCGTAAAGGCGTACTGCCCCAAGGGGCCGGCGCTCTCGGTAAGAAACCCTTAATCAGTGGGAGGATGGATAGCTAAGATGGAAGACGAAGATTGCACTTGCGACGAATTCGAAGACGCCGACGACGAATTCGAAGACGCCGACAATGAGTTCGAACTTTAATACTTGAAAGGACTTTAAAAATGGATATCGAAACGACTGCCACTAACACTCCGCTTGGCTGGTACGAGCGTCTGCTCGTCGAAGCAAACGAACTCGACGCGCGTTTAATGAAGATCCGTACGTTCCTTGATAGTAACGAGTACACCGAACTTCCGGCGGGCGACCGGGACTTGCTGCAAGATCAATACAACTTCATGCATGGTTACTCGAAAATCCTGACGGCCCGCATTAATCGCAATGTAGCCCGCTTGCAAGCCGCGCCCAGCGACCCCACAGCGGAGAACGCCGCAACGGGTATCGAAGTGCATCCGTTGCAGCAAGGCGACATTACGCAGCAAACCGGCCTAGAACAGGCCGACCCCACTGACGCGCCTATCGTCTAGGTACCTAAAGGGCATGGCAACCGCGCACGCAAAAAACAGGCCACCTAGCGCCGCCAAGCGCTGGTTGTCATGCCCGTTCTCCGCAACGGTTACGTCTCTGTACGACAATGTCGAAACCGAGGCGTCGGCTAAGGGCGATCTTTGGCACAAGCTTATGGAGGACTTACTTCAGTTCGGCACGCTTCCTCCGACGTGTGATCCCAACGCCGCTGAGGCGCTACAGGATTTATACGATTACGTAGTCAAGCGCTTTAAAGAACTTGGGCCGGATACTAAGCTGTACGTCGAACAGCAACTAGACATAACCGAAACGGGTGAATTTGGCACTGCTGATATCATACTTGTCTCGCCGGAATGGCTAGAGATAGTTGATCACAAAAGTGGCTATATCGTCGTAAACGTACCGCACAACGAACAAATGATGACATACTTGTGTGGCGCTATCGACAAGTACGGTCCGCGCCCATACTATCGCATTGGCGCGCATCAACCGAACTTCGATCACATAGAGGGTCCGCTGCGCTTTTGGGAGCCCACGCACGCGGACGTTGAAACGCACCGCGCCCGCCTGCGCTGGTCAATGGAAAACCCCGATCACTGCGAGGCGGGCCACCATTGCAAAGCGTCGTACTGCAATCACAGAGGCGCGTGCGAGGCTTTCCGCACCTACACGCAAGAGGACTTGTCGCTAGGCTGGCACGCCAGCGAGCTTAAGGCCATGTCCGACGCGGACCTATCAAAAGCCCTGGACGCCTCTGACGAACTTGCCGGGTACCGTACCGAACTGCGATCCGAGGCCATGCGCCGTATTATGAATATGGACCGCAAGATCGAGGGATACAAAGTCGTGAAAGGCCGCCGTAACCGCGAAGTACGCAACGCCGAAAGGCTGACAGCAGCGGTATGGGAAATGCTGGGCGAGGAATGGGCGCAGCGCCTATTTCCCGAACTTGGGTTTATGAACCTCGGTGGTTTGCAGTTCAGCGATGAGCGTATTTTAAAGCATCTCGGTACGCCCAAGCATATTGAGGACGTACTTAAGCAATACGCCCGTGTTCACAGCCTGCCGCGCGGCGGCTGGAAACAACTTTACGATAACGTAGTAGGCAGATACATAGCAGAAACCTCCGCTGGCCTTACACTTGAACGGGCCATCGATGGACGACCGGCTCACAAACGGGGCAGTGAGTTTGGCGTACTTAGCCCCGCAACGTCTTCTAACGTTCCAAACATTCTTTAAAGGAAAACAGGTTATGACTATTACCCCATGCTATGCCGCCAATGGTGGCAAACCGAAATTTTTGGAATTTATTTCCCCCATCGGCAAGGCGGTGCATTCGTACCACGACAAGCCGCAACTCCAAACGAAGGAAAACTCGCAGGACCCGGTACTCGACAAGGACGGCATTCAAGTTGCCGACTTTAAAGTCACGCTCTGGTGGCCCAAGGCCGAACGCGATACGACGCTAGTACCTATGCGCACGCTGGCCGCGCAAGTGCGCGACGAAGCGTGGGGGCCGGATGCCGGCAACGACGCATGGCTTAACCTTCAGCCGTTCCTGATGGATGGCGACAATCCCGAACACAACACGAAGAAACGCGAGTACTTGTTCGGCGGCGTTTACATGAATTTCAAGCAGTCGGCGAAACCGACGCGACACCCGAACGGGCAGATTACGTACGCGGGCGCGCCCGGTCTGATCGATGCCTACAACAACGACGCCATGCCGACAGATATGTATGCCGGGGCCATGTGCCGCGTGTCGGGTATCATGTTCGGTACCGAGTATTCCGGTAAGCGTTTCATCTCCAAGCGGCTCAACAATATCCAGATCGCCCCCGGCGGTCCGTGGGAGCGCATCGGTGGCGGCGGGCGTCCTGACGCCAAATCGCAGTTTGATCCTCTGGCAACGGGCGTGGCGGGCGGCGCACCGCTCGGCAATATCCTGTAAGCCGTACCTGTAAGGGCCGTACTAGTGGAACCGCTGAGAACGCACATTGACTTTGAAAGTCGTAGCTTGGTTGATATCAAGCTGGGCGAACACGCGTACGCGCGTCACTGGTCAACTGCGCCACTCATGTTGACCATTGGTACGGCCCCCAAAGGCGTACAACCCGACCGTTTCGAGACAATAGATTTTTTCAAGGTGCCCGGCTATGCGCAAGCAGTATATCCTTACCTCACGGAAGAACAGATCGCGTACTTTGTCTTTAAAGTGCCTTGCCCAACTGCAATCCTTAGTGCAATCGCACGAGGGGATACTTTCGTTGCACATAACGCCCGGTTCGAACAAGCGATTTACTACTATATTTGTCATCTTAAGTGGGGTTGGCCGCTTCCCATTCGATGGTCCTGCACGGCCGCCAGAAGTCGGTATTTTGGAATTAGAGCATCATTGGACGGAGCCGCCTCTGATCTTGAAGTACTTAACCAAAAAGATGCGCGCGGTAAGCAGTTTATAAACGATTTCTGCAAGCCGCGTAAGTACAAAGGCGCAAAGAAACTCGGCATCGTTAAAGAACTTTGGTACGAACCACACGAAAATCCCGAGGGCTGGCAAGCCGGGCTTGAGTATTGCGAGATCGACGGTAAAGCCGAGTGCGATATTGACAGCATCTTGCCTGACCTACCGTCGTTTGAACAATGGTCGTGGGAGTGGGATTACCTTATCAATACGCGAGGAGTACCAATCGATGTTCAAAGCGTCGAACGAGCAATCGCATTCTCGGATCACTTCACGGCGCAAGCAAATCGCCGTTTCGAGGAAATTACGTCGCTTCGACCAACGCAGCGCGATCGAGTACTTGAATATCTCAATCAACGCGAAGAAATTGATAGCCTCGGCGATCTTAAATCGAAGACTTTAAAGCGATTGGTGCAGAGCGAGTTCCCCAACGACCTAATCGACGCCATTCAGATACGTCTAGATACATCGTTGGCGTCGGTGAAAAAACTACAGATGATGCGCGCCTGCGCAGACCCTAACGACGGGTGCGCGCGCGGCGGCCACTTATGGCACGGCGCGCATACTTCGCGTTGGACGCACAAACGTATTCAGACCGGCAACATGAAACGAGGCGATAAGGAAGTTGCCACACGCATGTTTGAGTACTTCGAAAACGACGAATGGTGGCCGCCTGGGTTCGGGGACAACGGAGACCCGGCTTGGGATGCCCTTTCCGGCCCCGTAGTGGCCCCTCCAAAGCCCGCATGGGTAGATGCAGCCGAATGGCGCTTCATGCGTCCCCTGGCGGCTCTCAGCGTCTCCATGAAGGGGTTTATCAAGCCCCTCCCCGGCCGGGAGATCATAGACGTTGACTATTCGCAGATTGAGGCCCGCGTACTGGCGTGGTTGGCACGGTGCGAATGGTTACTTACCGCCTTCCGCGACAAGCAAGACCCGTACGTCAAGTTCGCCGCTGAGCATATGTACAAAGTTCTGTACGATGATTGTTTCGAAACGGTGAATGGCAAGCGCGAAGTCGCTAAGCACTTTAAAAGACAGCGCCAAGTATCCAAGTCGGCGGTGCTGGGCGCGGGCTATGGCCTTGGCCCTCCTCAGTTCGTCGCGTACTGCGACAACTCGGATTTGATCATCACGCTTGATGAAGCGATGAGTACTATCAAGTCTTACCGCGAAGCACACCCGGAAATCGTTGCGCTTTGGAGCCGCTTTGAAAAAGCCGCTCTCCTGGCCATAGCTAACGAGGGACAGGAATACTTTATCGGCGCGACTGACGTTAAGTTTTACGTGTGGCGGCTCGATGAAGAACGGTACTGGCTTGTTCGCGAAGACCCGAGCGGATCGGCTCAGTACTATTACCGCCCGAAGATCAACACCGTGCAAATGTACGGCAAGTGGCGCGAAGAACTCACGTACCGTAAAGAGTGGAACGGTATGAGTTTCCGTGAAAGCACGTATGGCGGTAAACTAGTACAGAACGCGTGCGAGAAGATCGCACGGGACATTCTTATCGTCGGCGGCAAGAAGGCGGAAGCCGCCGGGTACCCGTCTATTATGCTCGTTCATGACAGTAACGTAACGATGCCTTTAAAGGGTCATGGCAGCCCCGAAGAACTCGCCAGCCTCATGTGTCAACAAGAGGACTGGATTGGGGACTTACCTATCGCCGCTGAAGCAACACGCATGAGAAGGTACGGATAATGCAGTGGTATTTGGCGTACTGGTTTTGGACGAATAGCGGAATACTATACGACAGCACACACCCGGCTTGGGGGTTTAACCCGGAAAAAGCACACCACGCGGCCATGTACGTAATGGCGCTTGAAATCATAAAGGCAGAGTAACATGGCAAAGCTAGTTAATACGTCAACCGTATATTCGTACATTCTCACTGAGGCCGAATGGTACGGGGCGAATGATCAGCAACGCGAGGCGTGGATCGCGCAAACATTGCGAGAGGCAGACGAGTTTCGTTGCCAGTACGCTACTATACTGGTCGAGCCGGACGCCGTGCTGTCTATCTCGCCTATCCCGCAGCGCCACCAAGTATGGCGGCATACGTTCCCAATGAGTAATGAAGAAGACTTTAAAGTACGTTTTGCTGACGTGCTGCAAGCCGGGTTTACGAGTGGTCTAACCGCCACGCGCATAAGAGCACTCATAGAGGGTATGTTGAAATGAAGGAGGCCCCGGTTGAACAGCGGCTCGTGTTCAGGCTTACGCTGCACGGTTTTAAAGTACTCAAACTCACGACGTCCGGCACAAGCCACACGCCGGATCGGCTGATACTGCGTCCCAAGTGGTCGCCCGGCCCACCGTGGGTAATCGAGCTTAAACGCCCCGGTAAGACCGAGCGCCGCGCTCAAGAACTAACGCGCGACGAATGGCGTGAGCGTGGCGTACTTGTCTTAGACATGGTAGATACGTATGCGAAGGTAGACGAGCTGGTACTAACATTATTGGATATTTGTGAGCGTAAAAGACTGCGGCGCTGTAGTTCTTGCGGCGTACTAAATCGAGATGCACGTACTATTATATGCGTGCCGCCTTTTAACCGCCAAGAACATGCTTGGGTCGATGTTACCTGATCTACTCTCCGATACTGGGTTCTCATGGAGCGAGCAGCGCGTACGCTTGTCCGATGGCGCACCTATGCGCTCGTACCAGCTACGCGCGGCCCATAAGATATTCATGGGCGAGCCCATACGTGATCCCATGACCGGTAAGAAAGACCCGATGAACCCCATCCGGGATGGGGTTGCGGTGCATATTGACCCCGGCCTCGGTAAGACGATTACGGCCCTCACGGCAATTGTGGAGTGGAAGAAATGCGGCCTTTTAAAGCATCCCGTATTGATCGTTGCACCCATTAAAGTATGTGAGACAGTCTGGCAGCAGGAGGCCAGAGAATGGTCACACACGCAGGGCCTCACGTTCGAACTTATACGCGGTGACGAGAAACGTCGTTCTTTCGCACAAAAACGCCCGGCTGACATTCATCTGATCAACCCTGAAATGCTAGCGTGGCTACAGAAGTACATACGTGCAGACTGGGAAAATCAATATGATGTACTCATCATCGACGAAAGTTCCATGTTTAAAGACAACCGTGCGAAACGCTTTCGGGTGCTTTCGAATTACGGTACGCGCGTATTGGTCAAAGACCCAATTACAGGCAAAGCTTGGACCTGCCCCCTTACCGGACTTACCCGCGTTGTCTCGGCTCCTCGCTTCAAACGCGTTGCAGTACTTACCGGAACACCCTCGCCGTCGGGTCTACAAAATCTGTGGTCGCCATTTTACTTACTTGATCACGGTGCGCGCTTGCACAAGACTTTTGACACGTTCCAGGGGCGGTACTTTCACAAGACAAAGCAAGTCGCGGCATATACGTTCGACTATGAGTTGAATGACGAGGAAGACGAAGCGCGCCCAGAATGGGCAGTGGTCAAGGGTGCGCCAGAGCGCATACATGAGCTAATCGCGGACGTAACGGTAGAACTAAACGCAGAAGATTATGGTGTATTGCCAAAACAACTGCCGCCCGTGAAACACTATATAGACCTGCCCACCAGTATTTTGCCGCATTACCGCCAGCTTGAGAAAGAGGCGGTATTCGAAATGTTGAAAGACCCCATTATCGCAGCCAACGGTGGCGCAAAATCGCAAATGTGCTGGCAGATATGCAATGGCGCATTGTACTCGACAAATGACGCCGGTAAGAAAACTTGGACGGAAGTACACACCGAGAAATTAGACAAGCTGGTCGAGATCATAGATAGTTTAGATCAACACGCGTTGATACCGTACTGGTTTAATCACGACCGCGACCGCATAGTCGCTCGCTTTAAAAAAGAGGGAATACCGTACGCGATCCTAAACGCGAAGAACGCCCAACAAACTATTGACAGATGGAACCAGGGCGGTATTCCTAATCTCCTAATCCACCCGCAGTCCGCAGCACACGGGCTTAATCTACAGTTCGGCGGGCATACTTTAATCTTCTTTAGTACTATATGGTCGCTTGAGAAATGGTTGCAGACTATCGCGCGGCTGGCGAGGTCGGGCCAGAAAGAGATTGTCGCAATACACGTCATAATGGCGCGCAATACGACAGACGACGTACGTTATAATTCAGTGTTTGAACATGGCGACGAACAGACGCGTTTCCGTACAGCTACTTTAAAGTACCAACGTATGATGGGCATAGACCTCGCGTCCATGCCCGAACTCGGCAACTTTCAACTTCAACCCTTTGGGGGCATACAATTATGATCAGCGAAATGGCACTATTCAATGAACTGTGCAGCCATGCAGCGAAAGAAGAACCCGTACGCGCCCTATTTATCACGCCGAACGCGTTGGAACGCGACTGGCAAAAACTCGACATGATAAATACCGCCGCTGCGCGCGGACTTAATGCTATTTGGCGTAAGAGTGATCGTACATTGCTAATAGGGCCTGCTATTGTGTACTTGCGCACCGCCCACCGGCACTTGGATGAAGAATTACGCGATCAAGAGTGGAACTTCATCCACGGCCTTGAGCATGTGGAAGTACTTGCTAACGGGACAACCGTGGCGGCCAACTTAACTATTATGGCGCGCTTATGAAACACGAAAATCGCATACGCGTCGTCAAAACCATACTTGATAACTACGTGGGGGATCGGCTAAGCACTAAACAAAAACACGAAGTAGCTATTAAGTGTGAAGTACTAATGTGTGCTCGCAAATTCACCACGTTAAATGCGCACGTCGATGATCTCGAAAGCGCTATAACGTCCTGCCTGGAGGCATACAATTATGATCAGCATTAACCATTTCTTATTCCTGTACCGTCACGAACAACTCGACGAATTCGCCGCGTGGCGCGCATACGATATTATGGCAAGCGTACGAGACAGACACGTTCGGGCCGCTTTAAAGGCACTTTGTCTCAACTACGCAGGCGAACTTGCCCTACAGCACTTCATGGCGTTGTATGAAGTCCCCACGGTAAGCGAGGCCCGCCTTGTCCTGGGCGCATGGTGGCTGCTCACTCAAATTGAGAAGGGGCGGCGTCTCAGGCTCCCTAAGAGGGGTCAAGATGCTACCGCCCTAGCTGAAGGGGCTGAGAGCCCGCCTAGACCCCCTCCCAGCCCCGCCATGGCGACCCCTAATGGCTAGGCTTGGGGCAATCATGCTCGCAGACGCAGACCCAAGCCGAATTGTGGCCCTCGATAGCAGCGACCGTCTGCGGCGTGTCGTGCGCGCTGTCGTACCCGATAGGTTTGGCAATACGGCAGTAGTCACTCGTTGCCGGTTGCTTGGCTTCTATCAAACCGGGAGCGCAAGCGCCCAGTACGGGTAGCATCAGGCAAGTCAAGAGCAAGTTGCGCTTGGACGACATTGGCTTCGACCTTCTCTTGTACTGCGACGGCTTGTTCCGCCTTACCAGCGTTAATCAACTGCTGATTGGCGAAGTACTGCCCTACCCGGTCCAGAAAACCGAATAGGGCAGTTACGAATGCGAGCAATTATCTCGCCTTACCGGCCGGGGCGGCGATGGCGTCGGTAAGCGCCGCACGCGTGCTCGCCGTATGGGTAACGGCCCAACCCGCCGCGACGAGGGTCAGAATGGCCCCGCCGATTTCGGGAGCCTGATCGGCAGTGATATAGCCCTTGGCAATGAGCCAGCCGCCGATTACGCCGCCGAGAAGACGAAGAAGCGAAGTGACATAAGAAGGCATAGTACTATCCTTACGTTGTTGGCATACCCGCCTTAAGCCATGCGGATACGTCGAAAGACGGGCACGCTTTATGTACGTCCGGCCACTCGCGATGCCCGCGAACGATAAGGCCGGGGTATTTGGCTTGGTAATCTTCAACCAAGCGCTTTAAAGTCGCCTTCTGCGCTGTAGTGCGAGTGTCCTTGGGATCGCCACCTTCATTGAGGGTTTCCGTCCCGCCGACGTATGAGATACCGATATTGCCGGTATTGTTGCCTGCAACGTGCGCGCCGCGCTGATCATCATTCAGCGTGCGTACGGCGTTCCCGTCAAGTTCGATAACGTGATGGTACGACGGTTGGCCGAAACGCGCGATATCCCATTGCGTCACTTCCGCAGCCGTATTATCGCGCCCCTCCGGGGTCGCCGTACAGTGGATCGTTAAGTACTTAATCGGAAGCATTGGCCCCTCCGTTTGGATAAGTGGCAACGTTCGCATCGCGCAGCATTTGAGCTATTTCTGCGCGATGGTGCGCTAGTTTAGTTTCGCACTCGGCGTGGCGCTCATTGCATTCGGATACTTCCTGCATAATCCTGTCTATGCGTTCGTCTTGTTTTGCCACTTTACGCGACAACCCGAGACGGTACGTACGACTTTCTGCGAAAAGCATTTTTGTTTGCAGTGTCATGGCTGCTACGAGGTCGGCCTGACTTGTTGCAATGGCGGCGGGCGCTTCAATTTTAGCTTTTTGCCGCGCTATTACATATGCCCATACGCCAGTACCTCCAATAATCGAGCCTGCTATGGCACCCAATGCCTTTAAAGTTTCGCCCCAATCTATCACGTTATTCCCCCCCCCCCCGCGCGCTTACGTTATTTCCAACATTTGACAGGCGGTACCGGACGTACTTGGAGTACTGTTTACCGTTACCGAAGAACCGTTTGCATACTTTAAAGGTTTGATATCTGTAAGCGTAATGCGGAAAGCCGCCCCGGGCGCGCCGGCACGTCGCGTAATCCAATCAGCGGGATATGCATTAGTATTACCCGTGTCGAAATCTACGCAATAAGATACAATCGATTTACTTGCGGCATTTTTACCAAAGCCACCCATTACATTAAGGTGCGTACCTCCTACTGTAAATGTCGGGACAATTACGGCAGTTACCGTATTGCCGCCTCTATACACGGCTGCTTCGATAATGCCGCCGCCGTTAGCGGTTGTTACGGTATGGCCTGACGCGATATCGGTCGAGTTCAGCGTTTTCCAATACACATTCATATCGCCGAAAAACCACGACGTATCGTGCGTTATACGCGTGAAACCTGCGGGAGCTACGCTAACAGTATCTCCGCCAACAATAACAATGCCGATATCGTTAATAAGCGCACCTGTCCAATCCAAGTGTTGAGCGCCGACTACGGTGGCAGCCTCGCTCCCTTGAATAAACACGGCGTTTTGTCCTTTTGAGCGGTATGCGTACCACGACACGCCGCCAAACGACCCCATACGCGGCATTCACTTCTCCTGCGATTGCGATGCGCGTACTTGAAACGTCGCGTTAGCTGTTTTAGTAACGCGGATCGCATAAATATCCACGCCGGACGGATTACCCTGCGTTGGTGCGCCCCCAGCCCACTTAACTGCGGCGGGGGCAACCCCATCAATCGTAATAGCGGTGCAATAGTACGCAGTACCGCCCTGCGGTACTTCAACCGCCAAAGTCAAACACTGACCAGTAGCCATGATACTGTTTAATGAATTAGTGCCATCGCCACGTACGTTGAACGTCCAGTTTCCGGCCGCGTTCAACGTAAGCATAAATACCGCTGCCGTAATATAGTCCAAATTGACTGTGCCCGTAAGCGCCAATGCGCTGATAGACACGTCCTCAAACGCGCCTCGGAATGATGCGATACCTACCACATCGAGTTGAGTACGCGGCATATTCGTACCGACGCCCAACAACTGACCAGCAGGAACATTGAAGCCGGTAGAGTTGGCTCTGGCACGCTCCACGCCATTCGCTGACAGTGCGACAACGCCAACGGCGGGAAAGTACATACCCGTAGTTGCATCAGCAGAATAGGAAAGGTTAGGCACGCCAGCCGTGCCCGCCCCTAAGCCAGTAATAGAATTTCCGCCCAGCTTGAGGCTGCCAGTCATGGCCGCCACGCCAGAGCGCAGCAAGACGGCGTTAAACGCGGTCGCGAAACCGTCGTCTTCTTCATCGTGGCGCACGGCGGTAATCTTGATCGCTGCTAGTTTATCAGCGGCCCAGCTATGTACGCGAGTGAAGTTTCCGAAACCGTCGAAGGCCATTTAAATACTCCTAGTGACCGGCGGTGTGTAGAACGCCAACGCCCGCCACGCCAAGTCCGCTAGTAACTCCCAGCGTAATCGCCGCCTGTTTGAGCCAAGCGTCGCGAGTTGCCTTTAAAGCAAATGCCTTTTCAGCCCCGGCGGCAAGCTGTAAGCCCCTGCTAAGCTGATCCGTCGTGATGCTTCCATCGGCGTGGGCGCGATTAAGTACATCTACGTACTTCGAACCAACCTGACGCGGCTGCGTGACTTCAAGCGCGGAAATCTCTTGTTGGTACCCGCGCGCTTTTAGAGCAGCTTTCTCGGACGTGCTTTGCAGCGCCGACGCCGCTTTGTCCAGTGACGTACTGCGGCTCATGGCGGTCGCCGAACGACGCGCCAGCGTATCCGCATCTACGCCGCGTTGCTCCGCTTGACGCACTTGCTGTATGTGGGCCCGCACAGCAGCCGTAAGGCCATCATCCGTATTGATCGCATCTCCGAGTGTCGTACCGGGACGTATGGCCGCCTCAGCCGCATCCGCCGTTTTACCCGTAAGGGCGTTTTGTACTTGGCTGCGCAAGGCCGATGCAACGGGTGCATCCCCGGCGACAATCGCTGCTTGCTTTAAAGTATCTCTACCGCCGGAAATAATCCTGCCGGGAAGGTTCGCCGCCGGAACCGAAGCCGCGTTTGTCCCAGCTTGAGTTCCAACAATAGCTTGACCGGCGCGCACGTTCTCGAATGGCGCGAGCGCTTGCTTACCCGCACGCCAGTTAGCCTGAACCGGCTTACTGGCCCCCTGAACGTAGCGGTCAATAACTTTAGCGAGATTACCGTACATATTTTGAGCTTCAGTGCGATTTATGGCTGCGTAACCCTCAACATCGCCATTAAGTACTTTTCCTAAGAAGCGACGGAAATCATCCACATTACTAAGATCGGGTTTGATTACGCGATATTTCGAGCCGTCCGCGCCGGTTTGCACGTTCACACCCGCTTTAACGGCTTTAGCAGCCTCAACGTCAGTAAGAGGCACTGGCTGCGGTTGCAGCACGTCAAGCAGTTGCTTATGCAGCTTCGCGCCTGCGCTATCCATGGGCACGTTACCAACCGCCGGGCGCGTGACCGGGTTAGGCGATACTATCGCTTGCGATTGTTTGATCATGGCTTTCGCCAGCGGAGTGTCAGAAACACCCACACCAGCGGCGGCGCGATCATCCGCGACTTGTTGCATGGCAGTACGATACTTACCGTCCGCCTCGCGCATCTTAACATTTAGGGCATCTTCATTCGCCAGGGCGGGCGTGCGTATGCTATCGCCGATCTCTGACAAGTGCGCCGGTTGGCCAATAGCCGGCTCAGGCGGGACAGCCTCCGCAGCAGCGGCGGCGCGGCGCGCATCCAAAGTCTTACCTTGCGTGCGAGCGCGATTGGCTAGTGCTGCGGCCCGCGCGGCCCGATCCGATGTGTCGGTAGCCTCCTGCGCGGCGGCAACTCGCGCATCAGCTAGGCGCGATCCAGTATCGGCGCGCATGGTATCCGCCGCCGCAGTTGCAGTTCGTTCCGCCGAAGTAATACGATTTATGGGCGTTGCAATGCGAGACGCGATAGGAGCTGCGCGTGACTTAATCGCGCTACCGGCCGCAGCGCTGGCATCAGCAAGAGCATCCGTCGCACCAACTAACTTTAAAGCGGGTGCGGCAACTGACGCGGCCGTCATTAATGCCCCTACAGGGTGATCGCCTACTTCTTTATAAATACCTTGTTTAGTGCCGTACTTATCATGTACGCCTTGTAAGTACTTATCAAACGCCGCCGTATCCATCTTCGGCGCACTACCTTGAAGATTGGCGGGTGACATATCACGCGCATGTTGCAGCGCGCCGCCTAGGATATCGGCGGCGTTATGTATGGCGGGTGCGTATTGATTAACAGTATCTTGCGGGTGCAATACGGCATGGGCAGCCGTAGACATTACCTTGCCAGGAATTGCATCTATATTCTTCAGTGTATCCATGGCGTCAGCGGGCAAATTCCATGCTGCGCGGCCGAGCGTACTAAGGAACGTCGCCGGCTTGGGCTTCGCGCCTTTGATCTCATCGTCAGAAAACCCAGCTTGATGCAGCTTGATTTCCTGATCCGTGAAACCGGCGGCTTTCAGTTGCGCAGCGTCCATATTAGCCCCCCGTCCGCGCCAAGTATTGCGCGACAGTTTCGCCCGGTTTGCGCGGTACTACGGCGCCGCCCGGAGGGGTCGTAGTACCATTCAACGATGCTGTTGTACCCTCAGGCAGTAGTTTGCGCTTTTCCATAATTTCGATACGTGGGGCCAGAGACTTTAACTGCGAGCCGTACCACGCATCCCACGCCTTAGGGCTCATGGTTTTTGGTGCGGCGTCATTCTCCATCTGCACGGCCTTATCGGTCGCGCCCGTGCCGCGCATTACTTGCGCAATCATCATCATGGCGTCGTTGCGGCTATTCATGTACGCAGTAAAATCGGGGTCGTTAAGTTGGCCCTTACCCCATGCTTGCAAGTTACCAACGAACCGGGCATCGGACAGATTGATTTTCTTGCCAGCATCGCGCACATTAGCTAATACTTGCGGCAACTGTGCCGCCATCATGGCCTTTTGCTGCGCAGGCGCATTCCCGATAAGCGCCGCCATGCCGTGATTGGTCATGGCATCGAAATTCGGATTAGCAAGGAACGTCTGTGCCAGTTGCTTGCGATTGTACTTCGTCTCACGCGATACATCCACGCGACCTTGCAGCGCCGCTTGAGTAAGTGCTTGTTGTTCGGCAGGTGTGAGATCGGCGGCGCGCTCCGCGTCAGCGGAGATTTTCATACGTTCGATGTTTACGGCGTTCGCGCGATCCTTAGCTTTCTCGCCGGCTTGGAAGGTTTGGTCTTCCTTGTGTACGCCGTATTCAAAGGTTTTGTCTTTAAAGTCCTTCAATGCGGTGCGGTTGCTCGCGATTACGTCCTCGCGACCCTTGATAACCGACGCGCGATCCTGCGATGCGGCGTTAGCGTACAACTCGCGATCCGTACCGTACTCAGCATCAATAAGCCGTTGTTTGCGATCGGCAGCGCTCTCGTCCAGTTTGGTTTGATCGGCCAGACCATCCGTATACATATCTTGACCCTGTGCACTTTCGTACGGGTTGGCGTCAGACATGATACGGTACGCGGCATTCAACATGCGCGATTTAGTAGGTCCGATTGCATCCGGCCGCGTCGGCTTAGCTACGGGCGCGGGGCCATTCGGCACGATTTCTTCAGTCGGCGCAGCTAGGAAGGCCGGGAGCCTACCCCCGACCGAAGGGCCAAAAGGGGAGCGACCGTTCGGCCCACCCCCGCGCTGGGCGGCCAGGGGAGGGCCAGGAGGGGGCACGGCGGCAGGGGGTGCTAGGGTAGCAGCCGGGGCCGGAAGCGGGGCCGTAGGAAGGCCGGGAGAGGCGATAGGCGGAACCGGGGAAGGGGCAGGGGCCCCTAGAGCCGCCGCGACCGCCGGGGCCGTCGCTACAGGAGGCGCAGAGGGGGCCGGCACCCCTAGGGGAGCCGCCGTACCACTAAGGCCATCCACGCCGCGTGCCTTACGGAGCGCCAATAATTCAGCCTCGTCGGCCCCGTACTTGTCCTGTGTTGAGTTGTCCAGCTTCGCGCCAATCAACGCTTGCGCGATACGGGCAACGCCATCGCCCATGCCGTACTTGCCCAAAGCAACCGGGGCCGTAGACGATCCCGTAGCCAATGCTTTTAAAGCAAGTTGGGTGCTGGGATCGTTTTGGTACGCCTTGGCAATTTCCGGGATTACGGGCGGGCGACGGTGCGTCGTCATTTAATAGACCTTTCCGTAATCAACGCGCATGTATCCATCCGGGCCATACGACACCGCACCGGGAATAATCTTCAGAACTTCTTGCGCCATGACACCAAATTCTTGCGCCCTATTGCCGATGTAGTTGAACGCGTATGTTGCAAGCCCATTGGCAAGAGTTCCAATACGGCGAATATTCTCTTTAAAGCGTTTATCGCTCATCTTAACAGCCGCACCTGCCGCCGTGCCGGCTGCGCCAAAGATCGAACCCCACATTTGCGCGTTCGCCTGCTGGTTTGTATTGTACTGGTTCATGGCCTGGGCGTAGTTATTTTGTACGATGCCCTGATAATCCGGGGCGGCTACGCCAACTTGCGACACGGGGTTGAAATCGGGCTGCTGCACACCGGGGCCAGTACCAAGCAACGCAGCGATATCGTTGATGGGCATGTTCCGCAAGTATGCGGCTTGTTCAATCTGCTGTTGGCGAGCGCTGTTACCCAACGCCGCATTAGCACTACTTTGATTGAACGTCGTGTTCTCATTCGCGTTCGCGAGCGCCGCAGAAGCTTGCTGTTGTTGGAATGTTTGCTGTTGCGCCGAATTAACGAAATTGCCCTGCGTGTCGACTTCGTTCTGCCCTTGCTGGCGCGCGTCCATCGCAAGCCCGAACAAACGAGATTGCTCCGCCGATCCGGCTTGGATTGCAGAGTACCCGGCTTGATTATATGCGTCGTTCTTATTCTGACTTTCTTGTGTCTGCGCCCGACGGTACGCATCTGAATTTTCAGATATGCCTTGCGCCGCCAATTTCGCAGTCAGGTCGTTATCGTTATTTGTCCATTGCGGGTCCAGGCGAGAAGCGGCCTGCCCGTATACGGACGCTTGCGTTTTTGCGGCGTCCGCGCTGAAATCTGAAGTACCGGGCAACGCTGTCAGTTTGGAGTAATCCAGCGAGCCTTGCACGCCTTGGCCCCCGGCGGGGCCGTTATCTAGCGAGCCAGTTTGGGCCGACGACGTAACAGGCGTCATACCGTCATACGTAAACGGCGTAGCCTGGGCGTCATTAACACGGCCTATGTTATCGGTTGCAAGTCCATCCAGGGAAATCGCAACCTGATTATTTAAGTCGTACTTTTTCTGCTCATCTGGCGATAGCGATTGCGTTTGAGTATATACTGGCGTCCCGTCAGGATTAAATTTTGCAGTACCGTCCGCGTTCGTATCTTGGGTATAAGAAAGCGAGCCCTGCGGCGTGACCTGATTAATTCGGTTCAGGTTCGCTTGTGCAATCGCTGACCCAATGTTGGTCTTCTCCTGCGCCGCCGCTGTCGCTGCCGGGTCCGGCGCTGGGGGCGGTGCTGGGCTGTCTTTCTTCCCCATGATCCGTCTCGCTATCGTCGGCAAGGAAGCGGCATTCCGACCGCAAGAGCCCATAGATTAGGGCGTCTCGCCGACCGTCATAGCCTAGCCTCACGTTGCCTTCAAGTTGAAAACCAAGGCCCTCTAAAAAGCTTCGCGCTTTTCGATTGCTCTTGATGGTAATAGACGTACATCGCACACAACCGACCGTTTCGAATACGTATTTAAAGATCGCCCTACACACACTCGGCCGCCACGCCGCGGCCGTTTCCGTAGCACACGATATTTCTATATCAGTGGGCGTTCCGTTAGTACTGCGAAAATTAGTGAAGACTACCCCTGCAACGAAATCCATGTTGTCGTTGACGACCATGAATGCTTGAAACATGCCTGGGAGTAGTACAAACCCCGGTACTTTCTCCATCACGTAGTCGCCGACCATCGCGGTTAGGTCGCCTGCCGGTACAGCTTTCATTGTAAAAGTACTCCATTTGTTTTTTGCAATACTATACGTGAGCCGTACCACTTTATAGTCGCGGCAACAGATACGGCTTTCATCCATATTGATGCAATGTATCCGAACTTACCGACTGGCACAGATATATTTTGCGTCACCGCCCCGCCGGCCCAATCAGCAGTATCCCAATCAGCAGTATCCCAATCAGCCCCCGCGCTAGGTGTTAGTACGGTTGTAGACTGCGGCTCACTGTCCTCATAATTGACGTTAAGGTTGGCTGAGATCGACGGTGCGCCGTCCGCCGCCATGGCGAACGTCACGAGATGGAATTGCTTGTCCGCCTCGCCCATGCCGTTTTGATCATCAAATGTATTCCACGCTTGACGACAAATACAGTTAATGGACGCGCCGTTGTCGGTATAACCTTCGTCGGCCAGTATGACTTTGCCGTCGAACGTACCGTAGTACGCTCGCCCATTGAACAACGTCCAGCAAATAGCGTTCCAGCCCATGAATTGGGTCCACGCGTCTTTGCCAACGGTGCAAAGTACGAATTGCGTATACGGGCCGGTTTCGGAGGCCGTAAGCGGTACATTGACCAGTACCATGGAACCGCGCGGGTAAACCAGGGCCGACCAGCCATGCGTATCCTGATATTTCACAGTGTCTTTAAAGATACTTCCTAATTTATCCGTCAGATAGTCCGTGTTATGATCTTCCTCGCCGCCGTTACGGATTTCAGTAAATGAGATGATCCCTTCGATAGTAATGAAGTACGCGTCGCCTCGGAATTTGAACGAGCCCTTTTTGCCGATTGGCGCGGGGCCGTAGTATCTAGCCACTAGCGCCCATGTTGCGGCATTCGACGGGTCCGTACCGCCGTATACCAAGTACTCGCCTTCGGTCGTGACGAACAATGCGTAATCTTGCGGCCCCTGTCCGGTATCTTGCGAGAACGAGGTAATGACCGCCATCGAACCGCCACGCAAGCACTGCTGTTGCAAGTCGAAGAATGAGGCCGCACCCTGGATCGCGCCGACTGTTAGGTAATAGAACCCAAGCTGGTTGACCTGCGCTAGAAACATACGACCTTTAAAGGCCACAGGAGAGAATAGAGTGTTTTGCGACCCGGTAAGGCCCGTAATCGCCAATCCCGTCAAGGTCGTGCCGTCGTACGAAAGCGGTTGATCAGCGCCAGAGTATATAAGCAGGAATTGGCTTCCGGCGTTAGAGAACATGGCCGTCGTAACTTTATTACTTACGCGGCTCGCTAAGAGGGCTGCACCTACTGCGCCACCCGCAGTTACGTTATATATACCGCCCGCTCCGAATGCGAGCATTTTCGGGGTAGTGCCGCCTGTATAAACTTCTACACTCTCAACCGCGCCACCAATTCCAGTTGCGTACGTTAGCGATCCGCCACGCGTATCAACGGACGTACCGCGCGGTACCCAATTTTCCAAACGGAAAGCGTCTTTTTCGCCTTGTTCTCCGAGTGCATCGCGCCCGTTTAATCCCCCGACCGGGGCTGGCAACGTAGTTGGCAGGGCGCGTTTACCGCGTGAAACTTTACGGGCTTGTGCCATGTTAACTACCGTACCCGCCTTCCGGCATGTACATATTTCCAATGCCCTCGGCATTGTCTAATCCGCTACGAAATGCTACGGGCATTGAACCCATACTCATCGCTTGTGCCAATCTGGCGGCGCGTGACATTTCGTAATCATTAAATTCTTCGGAGTAATCCAGCCCTTTCGCATGGCGCAGACGCCATTTCAGGCCTTTCTTTAAAAGTTCTTCAGGCATAAGCGACACATCGGTATCGGCGAAAAATGTATTCTTGTACGTACTATCCGTCTGTTGCACGCGGTACGTCGTTTGGTACTCCATTACCAATGTTTCGACTTTAGACGGTACTGGCGTGATATTGAGCATGGTCGGCAAGCCGAAAATACGAAACCTATACCGCCCCAGATTAGCTTGCATACCGCTTTTCTGGCGTTGCCAATCGGCGGCGGTCAACGAACCGCGCAGGCTTTGGTACTGGCCGGAAACGTATACACTATCGCCTACCTCGCGTCCGAAATCTGCGGGTAGCGCGTATTGCGATTGATCGACTACCGTATTAAAAGTGTACGGTATTTCTAGTGCCGGCCAATCCATGCGACCGAGTTCTTCCAGCGTTTCTTTTGCGAGACTAAGTATTTGTCTGGCCAAGGCATCGGTGCTGGAAACAATAGCGCTGGGGCGCGTAAATCCGATCATGTCGGTTACGTCTTGAGCGACGGATAGAAGTGACATAATTTACGCGCCCCAATATATTGTCGTACTAAATGATCGGCAGTTCTTCGCCTGTAACCGGGACCGCTTGCGCTGCCGCGATTTCCGCAACTGCATCAGCGGCGGTCTTTTCCGTCTTCAGCTTCTTAGCCGAAATATCGGGTGCGGTGGCCGCCGTACGCTGCGTGTTTTCGAGTTCTTGGATACGCGCCGCCATGGCCTTTTCGCGTTCTTGACCCGCTGATAGTTCCGTCATCAGGTTTTCAAGCTTCGCCGCAAGTTCCGTGGCATACGCACCGTCTTTAGCGTTTTCGAGATACGCTTTGGCCTTTTCGCGCCAAGTACGGCCATCCGGCCCGACAATAGTAAGCTTGCCATCAGGCAGCGAAGCGAGCGCGTCAACCGTGTACACGCCTTGCGCCTTGAGCGTTGCTACCAGCGAGCGGTTCATTTCCGGCCACTGTTCTAGTGGAGTACCAGACAGCGCGCCGTCGCCACCGCCGGTTTCGGCTTTTTTGAAGTCCTCAACGAACTGTTTGAGTTCTTCGTACTTCGCACCACGCAGCGGATCGGGATGACCCATATTCTCATCAAACGTACGTTCGAGTTCGAATACCGGCGTGCTATTACCGGAGCCAGGCGCGATGACTTCAACGAAAATTACTTCATCAAAGATCGGGCGTCCAAGCTTTTCAGACAGGAAACGATTTTGAGCAGTATCGCGCCAGATACGGAGCGCGGCCCCGTCGGCGGTCTTGTACTGCGGATCGGGGAGCATTTGCATGATTAAACTTTCACATTAAAAGAGACGGCGGGGCGCGCCAAAGCGCCCCGCCAGTTGGGGAGACGAAACTACGTTAGGTAATTTGTCCTTGCACGGAGGGTCGATTGATCGTCGCGTATGACTTGCCCGCCGAAGGCGTACCCACGGCGGTCGAGATGCGAGCGTTAAGGATTTGATCGCCTGCATCGGCGGTGTTGCCAACTTGCCCAGTGGTCGCGGTCGCGAACACCGCACCGGCAACCGTACCGGCGACAGTGTTAATCAACGCCGTACCGCCAATTTGGAACCAACCGTACGTAGCGGCCACGATAGCGGCAGTCGCGAACGCCACAGAGCGACCCGTATTGTTTTGTACGTCCTTGGCGAGACGTACAATGGCTTGCGCGCCGGGAGCGAGATCGTAAACAACCGCGTCCCCGGCCGCTACGGAAGCGACACCGGGAAGATAAATAAATTCACCTTCCCCCATGGTGTCATCAACGAACTTGGAAATCGTGCCAACGGCGACGTTGCCAATAGCAGTATCGACATTGCCCGGCAGAGGATACCCCAACGGGGCATTAGCGAAACTTTTGTAGGCCATTTCATAGTACTCCTAAGCAGGAGATTAGCGGAAAGGGCGGCACTCTTTAAAATGCCGCCCCGATGATTGTCGTGGCGCGCCCGTACTAAGCGCGCAGTACGCCTTGCATCATGCCGCCCGAAAGCGTCATATTGCCGGCCCAGCCCATGAGTTGAACCATGGCGTCTTGGTTGGTCGAGAAACGTTGCTTCTCGCCCAACGCGACGTACTGGCGCTTGGAGTGGTGACGGAGATACACGTAATCAGTATTGATGAAATACATGTGGTTCGTCGGGCAACCGCCGCCGATACCACCATCAAACACCACGTCGGCACTTTGGTACTTGAGACTTTCGAAGCCGCTTTCGGCCATCGCCGACGACATGAAGCGTTGTTGCGGGAGCAGGCTTTCCCAATACAGGCGGTAATAGTTGTTGTCCGCCATGATCAGGTCGGGCTTTTCGTTGCCTCGTACCAGCGTCAGCCACGTACGCGCCATGTAGTCCAACACGTTCGCCGTGGTCATCGCGCCGCCGAAGTCGGTAACGGACGAGAACGACTGATTGCGCCAGAACGACCAGTTGGCGCGGTTAATGTTGCCAACCGTACCCGACGTGGCAGTGTCAGCCAGGAGCAGTTGGAAGCCCCCGATGGCCTTGCCGCCACCAGCAGTGCCATCGCCGTACACGGCAAGGCCCATCTGGTTTTTCATCGTACGTTCGCCGTTGTTAACGCGGCTTTCCAGCAGGTCGATGAATTGTTCCTCGCCGGAGTTCATCAGTTGCTCAAGGCCGGAAATCGAGATCGCCACCGCGCACTGTTTCCAATCGAACTCGGCGGCGCTGAATACTTCTGACGGAGCGATATTCAGAGTATCGTATCCAGAATACCAGCCAAAAGTACTATTCTCGGCGAACTCGATTTCTTGGATAATCTTGCGTCCGCCATCGGCGGGCTTCGATTTACCCTTCTTTTCCAGACGATCAAGCAACGCGTGCGACTTCGACACGTTGTCCGCGACAGACTTACTGCGATTTTCAATCGTCGTGGTAACGATTTCAGAGAGATTGGGAACGGCCACTTTAAAGCTCCTTCCAGAGCAAATGGGTTGTTACGAGTGCTGCGCGATTGCAGCGCGGATTACGTCGCGCGTACTCCGGTTAGCCTCGTTCGGTGCGGCAGGGGGTGTCGTCGGTACGCCTGAACGTACGCTCGCACTCGCAGCTTTCGCGGCATCTACCCGTTCGGTCCCTTGGCGAAGCCGTTCCGCAGCGCCGGCCGCATCAGCAGCGGCCTGCATCTTGCTTCTCACGCTTGGGGTACCCCAACAAGCCCGATCATAGGCTTCCTGAAGCACTTGCGTATGGGTCCATTGAGGGTTCTGCGACTTCACCGCGGAGATGAACGGTAGAATATCATTGCCGAGTTCGTCGAAGTACGGGCGCAAGGGCTGTCCATCCCCGCCTTTCTCCGTAGCGAACGTAACTACGTTACTTACGCGTTCATCATGCGCAGCTTGTTGCTGCTGGCGTTGTTCCTGCGTACGTCCATTCTCAAGTTCAGCGATGCGCTTATTGAGTTCGGCTACGACAGGATCGACTTGTTCCTCGCCGCCCATCCCGAGTACCAGTTGTTCGAGATCGACGTTGTTGACGTTGGCCATATACTTAATAAACCCGCCCGGATCGCGGCCAGCGAAGTCGGACAGGGCGAACAGTTGGTGCAGCGCCGTTTCAGGAGCCATACCGCTGAGCGCCCACGCAGAAATACGTGGTTCGATCAACCGTTCGATAGGTTCCAACCGCGCAAAACGCTGTTGGCGGGTTTGCACGTCCTCCATTGTACGCGCAAGTTGAACTTGCGTTTCCGCCGGGAGCGACGAGAATACTTGAGGATCAATACCCGTCGGTGCGGCCGTAACAGGCGCAGCAACTAGGGCAGGGGCGGCTGGGTCAGCCACAACCGCCGGATCGACCTTTGATGCGAAAGTGCCGTCAGGGTTACGTGCGCGACCATCTTGTTGCGCAGCATCGGGCGTTGCAGTCGTCTCACCCTTTAAAGCACCTGAAATTAAATCGCGTACCGATTTCGGCTTATCGCCATCGATAGGGGCTTCTTTAGCGCCTACAATCTTCGCTTGCGCGACCGGCTCACGAGTAACGGGGTTTTGATTGTTGGTCGATACGGCGTCCGTACCATGCGACGTAGTGCCAGTATTCGCCGGAACTGTGCCTTCGGTCGCCGTGCCGTTAAGGTCGGAGACCATATCATAACCTTCGCTCATCGTATGTATCCTTACTCAGTTGCCGTGACGAGAGCGGCTACTTCCGCGTGCTCGTGTGCTTGTTTTTGAACATGCTCATCGTATTGCGCTTGCGGCATAGACGCCACTTCCTCCACACGGCGCTTTATAACCTCGCCAAGTTCGCGATCTACCGGTGGCGCAGTATTTGCGGCAGACATTTTGCCGATTTGTTCGTTACCGACTTCAACAACATCGTGTACCCGCATATGGTCTCGATGCTGACGGCGACCGCTAACGACCGTACCGTCCAGCGGAGAGCGGTAATCTTCCATATCACGCATGACCATGGGCATGGCGTGCTGAGAGCGTTTAGGGGCTTGGTACTCGGGGTCCAAGTACGTTAATTCGCCATGTTCGTATTCAGCGAACAACCTACCGCCCCTGTATACCGCCTTGTACCTCGCGCCCATCGGGGCCGCTCCCTTTAAACCCGTCACGCAACGCGTAGGGCGACCCGTGGGGCCTGTCAAGCCCACCTAGGCGTCCGAACTGTCCGCCGGGGCTTCCGGGGGCTCCTGGGCCGCCTCGGCGGCCGTTTTGGCCGCATCCGCTTGAGCCTGCCGGTCGGCCTCCCCCTCGGCGGCCTCATGCGCCCGATCAGCGTCGGCCATGCCGGCTTCGTGATCCATAGTATCATACTCACGTTCATCTTCACGTACTTGAGCGTCAACTTCCAACTCATGCCCGAGTTCCGCGATACCGGCGGCGTGCAATGCAATAAACTTACGCGTCTTCGCATCTTCCTGCGCCACGGCGAGATTTCCTTCATTTATGGTCAACTCGCGTTCGCGAATATCAAGTTCGCGCTGTCGTAGTGACATTTCTTGTAGTTTTTCCTCATGGCGATTATTTTCTGCCGTTTGCGCCAGCGCGGCGGCAGTATCATCTTTCTTCGCATTCGCAGCGAGTTCTTGGCTCCTAAGTTGGCCGTCCTGCTGTAGTTTTTGCGTCTGTACGGCGGCGGCGGCTTTCTTGCCGTCCTTATCGCCGTCGGGCGCAGGACGGTTCGCCATGGATTGCTGTACTTTTTCGAACTCGTCCTCGATTACACGAGCGGACGGGAACGAGCGCACTGTGAACATCAGCATAGACCCAAGCAACGGTCCAAGTTCTGGCGTCGCTTCAATGGCGGGTACGGCTTGTTGTAGGAACGCGCCGGCGGCCGCCAGAAATTGCGCGCGATCCTGCTTATCTTGCGCGTCGTCTGCCATAAGCGTACTATCAGTTTCGATATCTATAGTGGATACTCGACGCGCCTCATTCTTAATGAAATTGCACGCCGACGTAAAAGTACTGACCTGTTGTTGCAACTTAGGATTTGTCTTAATATCTTCCGCGGACGGAATTTGTAGCCCCGAGAAAATCGCGATGGTTTCGGGCGAGCAGTGTTCGGCTATCAGTTCGCCAGTAAGTGCCAACATATCGCGGGCGAAACGTTGTACGTCTTTCTGCATTTTCTTGACGCGAGCAGACGCCCAGTTGGCCTTGAGATTTTGAGCCCCTAGTGTTTCTGACGCCTTCGAAGTGCCACGAATAATATCCGACAGACCGGTAATTTCATAAATTTCGGCCTTGCAGATTTCGCGTGCCTTTAAAAGTTCTCCTAGTACCTTAACGATCTGATCAATCGGTACCCACGCCACCGCTCCATTAATACCGCCGTTTTGAGCAAACATGGCCCAATTATCGACGGCAACCATGCGGTTCCCGGCCGCCGGGTTAAGTATGTCGGCCAACTTAGATTGTGAGCCATCGTACAACCCAACCACGCGCAGCGCTTCGCCGAGAAGACGGATACGTTTGGTAAGTACATTTAGCGTTTCCGCTTGTGACTTATACTGCGAGTATAGGGCGCGCGGCACAAATGTACGAGTGTTCGAAATGGCGCGCATCGGGCGCGCACAAGGGAAGAAACGCTTAAGCTTTAAAGGGTCTGCTTTGCTGTCCAGCAACTCAGACATGCCTTCCGCCCACCAGTACACGGTCTTAGTGGTCTTGTCCCAAATCTCCCACGCCTCGGCGGTTTCGGCGGGATTGTCCGCCTCGCGCCCGGTCGCCTCCCGAGTACGGTAGTCAAGCTTATCGGCTTTTTCCGCGCCAAAACGCGTGGTCGCGTCTTTCTTATTCAGCCAGATACGCTTGGCGACCCACGGTGTTTCCTTCCAGTTGCGCGATACGCCAGTAAGAAAATCTTGCCAATACACGTACTCCATCTTTACCATTTCGTCAAGTAGTTCTTGTACGTACGTATTTTTCTCGCCGTTCGGGTGCGGAATTTTCTCGCCGCCATCATTCAGTGCATCCGTGAATGTGGCTTCGTAACGTACCCAACCCACGCCGAGGCCGGGAAGCAGGAAATCCTCGACCGCGTTGTCCATCAACTCGTCGAAATCTTCTTCGCCTTTAACGTACTCAATGCATCCCTCAAGCAAGAGCGCGCCGACGCGCGCCATGTCGGTCGCAGTATCCTTATTGCGCAGCGCAACGCGAGTTTTCGGCTGCTGCGCGTACAAGTTCGGACGAATGGTTTCCGTAGACGAGTATAGGATATTATACTTATCCTTAGCTGAGGCTTCGTTGCCGTCCGCCTTTTGAAGCCGGTACGCATCTACCGTAGCGTCACCATTCTCCCAAAATGTACGAAAACGCTTTTTAGCGCGCTCAAGTTCCTTACCCCAATAAGTGACTTGTTGGTCAGCGGCCTCGGCCATTTCTCTAGTCCTCATGGAGTTCGCGCGCCGACCATAGATCATCCATGGTGGCGTTTTGCAAGAGCTTTACAGTTTCTTGCGGCTTAATGGGTTTGGGACGACGCCAGGGGCGTGACATGAGGCCGTACCGCAGTGCATCGGGCGCATGGTCTTCACCGTCCGTATCGCAATCTTCCGCATCGTTAAGGTCGTGTTGCAGCGCCGGGAGAGTACGAATGAGGTGTACGCAAGTGGAGAAAACATACCACATAGGTATGCCGACGCCGTAGCCGATATTTGGATCACCCTCTATACCGCATAGGCGATCTCGTACGATATCCCAGCCACCGATACGGTTGTTATCCGCCTTACGGAATAGTACGCCCTCCATTGCCATGCGTTCGGCATGGGAAGGCCCTGATTGATTGGAGTATGCGGATGGGTCGATTACGCCGTACGTTATTACTTCTTTTTGCCCATCCGAGTTAGTTTCCGCTTTTATGATTTGCTGCGCTACGCGCGTAGCGGGCCAGCGCAAGCCAACGTTAGGCGTACCATTCCAGCCGTATAGCTCGCGGTACGTCACCACTGCACCCGGCGGCAAGTATCTGCCATCCGGCAGTTCATAGGCTTCAGATACTACGGCGTGCCAATAGTTGGCGAAGGGCGTGGCCGAGCCCCAATCCATGGAGCGAAATCTAACCCAATGCAAAGGTATTTTAAAGGGTACAAGTACGTGCTTCACCAAGCTAAATTCAGGGAAGTACGCGCCCGTAATGACGTTCCAATCGCCGTCCAGCCACGCTTTGACGAGCTCCGGCGAACCAATTTCATGCAGACGGGCGATGTATCCCGGATCATTGGTCATCAGGATTTTATTATCCTGCACCTTAGACGGAATATACATACGCGTGGTCGTCCACGGCAACTTAGCCAGCGAACCAGTTAGCGGATCATACTGATCTATAAGCTCCGTACTCTCGATTAATTCCATACCGGTCGGACACGGATCGACAAAGTACGCTTTTACCGCGTGGTGGCCTACGCCGCCGGGGTTGGCCGAGCAACGAATGCGTTTAAAGCGAACACCGCCATCAGACGCACCGCGCAAACACGCCTTTAGTTTCTTATACGAGTTTAGGTTTGGCCAGTTTGTAAGTTCGTCCCAGCCAATCCATGCATACTGGTGTCCTTGGTACTTGTCGCAATCATCTTCGGTATCAACATGGCGCATCTTTAAAGTAGCGCCTGATGGAAACACGAAAGTCTTATCGGCCACCTTCCAAATAGCACCATAGGGCGCGTACATTTGTTTGGCGCGCTTGATTAGTTCTTCTAGTTCAGGATACGAACGGCGGAAAATGATACCCGCCCACTTCGGGCCTTGATCAATGTCCTGTAGGAAGTCGCCGAGTAGGAAATCAGATTTACCTCCGCCACGCGCGCCGCCGAACATTACTTCGACCACGAATTGCGCTGCTACGGCGAGCGACTGCGGGCCGGGTTGCGGCTCCCACAGCGGCGGTGGGCCGTTGTGGCCTATGTCGTGCGGGGCCTCGGACATTACGTATTACGCGGGCGCTTCCCAATTGCCGGACTAGCGTCACGCGCATCTTGAATAAGCGGATGAAACGCGATCATGCTGAATGCCTCTACGTCAGACAGTGACGTGTCCATAAGTTGGCGCGCAAGCCAGCGCCTGGCCTCGCTCAATGGTCGCGGAGGCGGGCGGTCGGTCATTTGCGTGGCCGCTTATCATGCGCGTTGAGGCGAGTAAGTAGCTTATCCGTAATGCGCTTCGTCTCGTCAACGGCATCCATACCGGCTACTTCCGGTACTTTCAACTTGTGATTGGGTACTTTAGGCACCTTCGGCACGAGCGCCATCTTCGGCACTTCTAGCGTTTTCATAACTCGATCCCCTGAAACGCATTAATCTCGACGTACTCCGCCTCAATTACACTACTATCGTCCGGCGCAGGCAGTGCGCGATTTACGGTTTGATCCTTCATGGCCAACCAATCAGCGTAGTTCGCTGCACGCGGCATGATATTAGCCACTTGTACGTGAACCTGTAAGCCGCCGTTCTCGCCGTCTTTGGCGAATTCCGCTACTTTTGCCTTTAAAAGCGTTTGCAAAAGTCCATCAGAGTATTCGCGCTGTTGACCGCACACTTCGCCTTTATAGTATACGTCTTTGTCGATGCCGTGTACGGCCCGCTGGATCGCAGCGCTTACAAGTCCTTGCGTACCCACGCGCTCGGCTTCAGTAAGCGCCTCATTGACCTTCTTGTCATCTTTCCGCCACTGCGAAACGAAGATCAGCGACACACCCACGGCCCGACATGCGGCCAGCGTGTCGCCGCAATTCCGCTGAAGTTCGGTGGCTAAGGCGTTGAGGGTTGTCTCGTTGCGCATGAAAAAGCCCCTGAAGCCCTCTAAAGAGCATCAGGGGCTGATTTGGTCAAGCGGGTTGTTACTGGCCGACGAGCCAAGCGGTTCCGTTACAGCGGACCAGTACAGCGACCGCCCCGCCACCTACGACAGCAACGCCCAACGCAGGAGTAAGCGCGTTGGTAACACGATAAACCGCGCCGGTTTGCGCAGAACTACAAGTAGGAAGCAACGCGGCGGTCGTATCGGGCGGTACTTGCCCCACAAGCGAGGTTTGCCACGTTACTGCCAGCGCTTGAGTGGTAAAAATACTAGCCAGGATAAGTCCGAACAGCGCCGTCTTCATTGTACGAAACCTTCAATCATGGCCGTAGCCGAGGCTGTCTTAGTAAAGCAGCCAGTTGAGGAAAACCACGCGCTGATACCGGTCGAGTACCTATCAGGAATTACCGAATGGTCAATCTCGACTGTCGAATTTGCCGCAACGGCTTGGCAAAGTTGCGGAGTTACCGCACCGTCAGCCGGTACAGTCGTAGCGTTCGATACGCCCACATATCCGGCCGTGCCTCCAGTCGTTACGCGAATACGATACAAATTTCCCGCAGAGGCCTTAAGTACGTGCCCACTCTCGACAGCAGACGAAACTACGGGAACGATAGCTACGTTGGCGGAGGTATCAGAAATAAGCGAGACCAGTTGCGCTCCCTTGGGCGATGCCTGACAATCCGCACGTTGACTGTTAGTGAATGTGGGGAGTGTATTATTCACTACGCAGCCCGTCTTTACGGGGGCTCCGCTATCCGACACGCCCGAGGCAACGCTGCCTGTAACCGGAAAATTACCTCCATTGTCTGTAGCATATCGAACTGTATTTGAACTGGAACTGCTAACGCCGCCAATTTGCACTGGATTGCCGGTAGGTGACGAACCCACTGCCGTCTGTCCAGCTACAGTAGCCAACACGCTACGTACGGGCAAATTCCCGCTGTTTAGTACGGGCGTCAATTGCACAGTGCCGGACGTATAATTGGTAATTAAAATACGCAAGTACTTTGCTTGCACATTCATATTAAGTAGATTAACATTTGACGTGAATGGCCCAATACTATCCGACGATAGACCGACGTTTCCCGGGTCCGTTGCAGCACCTGCGGTCCATGCGCCCGTAGAAGTATTACTCCATTGAAACTGATATCCGGCGGTAAATGTCCCGCTTGGCAGTACACTTACTGACCTATATCCGGTAACGTCAATAACTGCAAATTGCGAGTTTGCGGTGAAATTAAGTACTCCCGCAGATAGTGTTGCGCCAGATGTACTTACAACATTTGTAGAAGTCGCCGCAACTCCGTCCATACCTAACGAAGTTACGCCAATGCCTTGCTTAACATTCCCTGTGGCGGCTTCCGTGTACGTAGGTACAATAACTTGGGCGTACGCGGGTACTGCGATACTCAGGGCCAGCAAGGCGATAAAGGGCGCGGCCAGCCCCCGAAGGAAAGTCTTCATTTTCGTGTTCCTTTTCGAGCCCCTAAGGCTATCGGCGGCACGCTTTCGCCTACGGCGAAAACGCGACAGTGGCGCATGGGGACATTGATTTTTCGCGGTCGTCAAGGGCCTTTTTGACTTTAAACGTGGCCCGATTTCCTATGAGTATTATATGAAAGTAAATTACTAAATGTACTAAGGTCAAATAAAAACTATGCTAAAGTAAATTACTAAACGTACTAAATGAAAACTATAAAAATTACTCTAAAGTAAATTACTAAGTATACTAAACGAAAACTACAAAAATTTAGCGCGGTGGTACCCTAATTTAACAGTACCCCGCCTGCCCGCCGACCCGGTGGCCTAGTTTACAAAACTAAAACGCTTTAAAGGTACTGAGTATTAGTAACCTTAAGTATAAGTTTTAATTTAAGTATTATACTAACACTAGGGGATAGCTTTAAAGTGATTTAGTACTTGAATATGCGTGTAAGTATATTAGTTAAGTATATTACTATAGTATATTACTCTGCCTGCCCGCCTATATAACTGAAGTAAATTACTTTAATAAACTACTACGCGGTAAATCGAGTAAGTTTGTGCCAGGTTACACTTTTATACCTAGATGTGTGCCAGTATTCTAGCCAAACATGTGGGTATAAAACTGAAATGCCGACAAATACTCGACTTTTACGCTGTAAAGTACATTACTTTAGTACATTACTTTTGTTGAAACCACTTGTCTATATAAGTACATATATATCTATATAGCAAACAACCCCTTATATAGTTGTATATGCCTGTAGCGTTGCTTGAGTGTGTGTTGTCGTGTACATATAAGGCCTTTCGGGGAGATACCCTCGAAAAGTCAATAAAATCAAAGGCTCCCGAGCGCCGTTTTTTACCCCTCGGCACGACTGTAGCTAAGTGACTGAAAAAGGACCAACGCCCCATGGCAAACCCTAGCAGCTATAGAAGGCCCGCCTTACTCAACCGCCCCTGGCTAGCTGGTAAATTATTCGATACATTAACGCGCCCTAGTATTCTGCACCTAGACGCGTACGTGTTCATCTTCGGCAAGCGCGAGTACTTACAGCTTGAGTGGCGAGAAGGCGGCACGAAACTGATCGCGCTTGATACGTGGCTAGTAGAGCCCGATGGGCTCACGCCGGTATGGGACATGTCACGCGCGAACGGCGCGCTCACGTACAACACTAACCCTCAGCTACATGCGCGCGTGATCCAACAGGCTCGGGAGGCCGAGATGGCGGACCGCTGGGTGCGCGTGAGCGTCCTGTGTCACTACATCGACGCGCGTGAGACAGACGTGGAAACGAGGCTAAGCATGATCACGCGGAAGCGACGGGACGGTCCGCAATATGACATGGGTAAATTACCTGACATACTATAGCGCAAGTATTGTACCTAGTAACACTTGAGTAGAGCGCAAGTATGCTTGAGTACATTTGAGCAACATAGCGCTTGACATAGTATACATGAAGTAAGGCGCAAGAATAAATTACTTCACGTATACTCATGTTGCATCAAAAGCACATGGCCCTAGAACGCCTTAGGATGCGCGTACAGCGGTTTTGCGGGGCGCGTGATGCATTCCGTATCCAAATTCAATGGGGCTCGTACGGCGCTTAAAATGGCCCTAGCGTCGATTTAGGAATTACTCGCAATACGGAACAAAGTACGTACAAAAATGCGGATGGCGCGGGTGTGAAATCAGTCCCCTATTATAAGGTGTATAAACACGGCGCTTGACGAGGCCGCATATTGCTTTAAAGGGAAGGGGCGGCCCGACGCCGCAAGGCAAATTTACAGAGGTAATCAGGCACATGGACTTCGATACAGCCACGGGTCACACCGGCACGACGTTTAACGACCAAGACGGGGCCGATTACATTTGCGACGATGGCGGTTTCGCCATTCTCTGCAGCGGTCACTACACGGTCGCCGAACTCGAATTCAAGTTGGCACAACTTCGGGAAGCCAACACGTACTATGAGCCGCTTGCGCGCTAACCTCGTATCGTAATCCCTTTAAAGGACACACACATGCAACTGCCATACAAATACAACACATTCCGCACGACGGAAGATGCTCGCAAGTCTCTTATCGATCATGAATATGTCACTACGGGCCACAACGGTATGTGGACGGACGGCGAAGGCAATTACGCCCAAGCATATAAAAACTTACTCGGGACCTATACCATTTTACAGCATACGTCGTCGCAAGACATTTATATCAACTCGTAAGGACACACAGCCATGACCTACGCCACACGCGAAGAATACCTAGAGGCGTTCATTGACGCCGCGCGGCCCCGCTTCGAAGCCGCCAACGCCAGCCTTCCCGCGAACGTACGCGTTGCCGTTGGCTTCACGTCGCGCGGCTCCAAGGGCTCGAAGATCGGCGAATGCTGGTCTAGCGATGCGAGCGAAGATGGGTACTTCGAAATCTTCATTAAGCCCACGCTGGCGGACCCCACGCGCGTTTGCGACGTGCTGACGCAGCAACTTATTCACGCGGCTATCGGGCTCAACAAGGGCCGTGGGCCGGAGTACAAGCGTGCCGCCACGTCGCTTGGGTACTCGGGCCGTATGACCGCCCCTACGGCGACTGACGCGTGGTACGGTTGGGCGCTCCCCGTCATCTCCAAGCTTGGCGCAATGCCGTACGGCGCGCTTCAGGAGGGCGGCATATCGTCCGCACGCCCGAAACAGACAACGGCGCTCCTGAAGGTCGAGTGCCCGGTTTGTGGCTGGCTCGCGCGCGTCACTCGCAAGCATATCCAGCCGCACGCGTACTTGGGTTGCCCGGTTCCCTCGTGTGACGGCGAGCTCGTGTGCGAGGAACTGGAAGCGACGGACGAAGCCGCCTAGCGCACCCCTAGCCCCTACATTCACCCTCTCAAAGGCAACCTCATATGGCTAGCGCTACACACGTCAAGAACACGGCTCTCGGCATTCACGCGTCGGCCCCGCGCCTGACGACGGGCTTGCATCTGTCGCCCTCACTGCGCGATCAGCTTGAGGAACTGGGCCAGCTTTGCGGCCTTTCGATGGATACGGCGCGCAAGGCGTCCGATAACGACCTGATCAGTATTTACCTTGTCGCGATGAAAGACGGCGCTGGCGGTCCTCGCGTTGCCCAACGGGTCAACCTGCGTCACAACGCGCCGCGTGACATACTGGACACGCCGGACGTGGTACCCGCGCGGCCTAACCCCGCATGGCCACGCAAGGAACCTAAGCCCGAACCGACGTACTATGACGCCGATCTTAAACCGGAGCCTAAGCCGCGCCCCGCGGAGGCCGCTGGCCCGTCGCTGGACACCGTGCGTGACCTGATCAAGCGGGAAGTCCGCGAGGGCGCTCTTGAGCCCCTACAGACGGCCATAGGCACAGTTCACGATGAACTGTCAGAAGCTATCGCCCGCGTGCCTCTAGACGCGGCGGAGGCGTCCCTGGCGGCCATGCGCGCCGAGATGGGGACCATGGCGCACACGGCCGCCCTAGAGGCCCTGAAAACGCTCACGCCCACGCGCCTTGAAGTCACGCGTCCTGACGCCCCATCGCCCGTGTCGCTTGGCCTAGTCCACAAGCAAACGCCGCTCGTGCTGGCGGCGCTCACGGCTGGCGTGAACGTGTACCTGTACGGCCCTGCCGGTAGCGGCAAAACCACCCTCGCCGAGAAGGTCGCCCAAGCGTTCGGCTTGAAGGCGTACTATGCGGCCAAGGTGGAAAGCGAGTACCAACTACTCGGCTTTAAGGACGCCAAGGGCGATACCGTACGGACGCAATTCCGTGACGCGTACGAACACGGTGGCGTGTTCCTGTTTGACGAACTGGACGGGTCCGCGCCGTCCGCCGTGGTCGCGTTGAACATGGCGCTTGCGAACGGCGTGTGTCCGTTCCCTGACGGCATGGTCCCGCGTCACGAAAAGTTTGTGTGTATCGCGGCAGGCAATACGAAGCTTACGGGCGCAACGCGCCAGTACGCGGGCCGCAATCAACTGGACGCCGCGTCAATCGACCGTTTCGCCTTCATTGAATTTGGATATGACGACGACCTAGAGCTAGCCCTAGCGTCCGATCAGTCGTGGGCCAAGTACGTGCAACGCGTGCGCGCCGTGGTCGCCGAACGCGGCCTCTCGCACCTTGTCACGCCGCGCGCCACGTACGACGGGTGCAAGCTGCTAGCCCAAGGGATTGACCGCACGACTGTTGCGGGTCTAGTTGTGTACAAGGGTTTGGACGCGGACACCGTGCGCCAAATCGAACAAGCACTTTAAAGGTATTACGTACATGCAAACGCGCATTGACCCTGCCAAGAAAACCGCCTTGTACAGCTTCGATAGCCTCGGCGAGTTCGCCGGTTGGATTAAGGACGCGCCCAAGGTTTGGGGCTCCGCGTACAATGTTGCTCGTACTCAACCAATGTCCAAGCGTTGGGACCTGAACGCGGGCTACGACGCCGCTGTGAACATGGCGCGTAATGGGTGGCTAGAAGGCGCTACAAGGGCGCAGGACGCGCTTAAGACGTTCCCGGCTATGTCCCCCCAGCCTGACACGCGTACGGACGTGTACGGCTTCCGCCCGCACGTTCCGCGCTTTTGCGCGGGTGCACCCGATAGCATGATCAGACACGCGGACAAGGCAGAGACGGGCGCGGGGCGCGTTCTAACCCTGGCTGTGTCACTTGACGCCAACGCGCACACAGACGCGGATTGCATGGCTAATTTTGGTGTCGCGTGTGCACAGTACGTGAACCAGCTTGAGACGGACGGAACGCGCGTTGAGCTGATTGGCGTGCTAGTTGCTACGTACGCGGTTAGTGGCTGGCGTACCGTGCAAGCGATTACGATCAAGAAAGCGGACCAGCCGCTTGACCTAGCCGTGGTCGCGTTCGCTATCGGTCATCCGGCTATGCTGCGCCGCCTTGGCTTCGCCGCTATCGAGCGTATGCCGGTTCCGCCCGCATCGAACTACGGGAGCGCCGCTAACGCGCGCCTTAGCGACCTGATCAATTGCCCGCCGGGCGCAGTCATCCTTAACGGCATGAAAGAGGCGAGCACACACGCGCCGACCGCCGCGAAGGGTTTGGAATTTGTCTCCCGCGTCATCGAAAACGCACTCAAAACACAGGAGCTCTAAAGATGACTAAAATGACAGACGTTCGCCCAATATATTACATGCCGGATGAAAAGCGCGCTTTTGCGCGGGGCTGGCGACACGGCAATGCGGGCCTGCCAGCAGGACGAAGCAAGTTACCCCATGCCTACGCGCGTGGGTACAATGAGGGGTTGGCGAACCGCCCCGACCCGCGCATATCCCAGGAGATTTAAAGATGAAAATGTTAAAATTCTTTTGGACCCATACGCCCGACACTCTGCCGGAAGGCGCGGTATTGCGGCGTATCAGTTGGTTGCAACGTACAGTGCGTTGCGAATGTTACGACGGGGGAAATAGGTACTATATCGGCTCCGTGTTCCAAGCCACGCTGCAAGAATGGGAGCGGGCAATTGACTAAGTTTGAAGAAGCTTTAAAGGCATGGCGAGACAAGTATCCTGAACCTAAAAAAGTACTCTCCGCGCCCGTTACCTGCCCACCCCCGATGCGCCATAGCCAAGATGAGTACCGTTGCAGCCAGTGCAGTATGATTTGGGCTGTTGACGAAGAAAAGCCAACGTGCAACAATCCCAACCCTCACCCATAGGAGCGGCCATGAAAGCCTCCCGTCGCAATCTCAAGAACGCCCTCGCCCGCGCGGAGAAGCGCGCCCAAGGTGCGCCCAAGGTGTCGAAGTACGCCGCTAAGCGGCGCGGGTGCGATAGCGAACCGCCGAGCCTCACGCTGGCCAGCGTGGAATTTGCCGCCAACTATGATTTTCACAAGGTCATGTATGGGGGCGACCAATGACCGATCCCGTCACCCAACGCCACCTAGAGCCAGGCTTTAACGCCGGCCGCCCCTGGCCCGCCAGCCCGGCCGAGTACCCGCTTAGTGGCCCCTTGCGCGGTAGCGTATATATGCCGCCCGAACGCCCCGACGATGGCCCCACGCCGCGTTGGGTTAAGGTGTTTTGGGCTATCGTCGGGTGCGTAGTGTTCTACGGCGTCTTTTGCATCGTGATCATGCTTAGCACCTCAATCGCGAGCGCGGTGTTCGGGTGAGCCCGGCGCAGCTAGCGGCGCTGCAATCGTACGTGAGCGCGACCGTCCGCGTAATGACCGGACATATGAACGCCCACTTGTTTGTCGACGCTCGCAAGACGCTAGAACGCGCGTTCGGGCAAACCCTGCCGACCGACTACCCTGATCTGTTCGGGTACGAAGCCATACCTCGCAAATCCCCGGCCATGCCGGACATACTTTAAAGGAATCTTTAAAGGAATTACGCACATGACGCGTTTCATACTTTTCGCCGCACTGTTTTTAAGCACGTCGGTCCTCGATACCTGGGTAAGAATGTTAGCCCATGTGTTGGATAATCTGGATTTGCACATCGCTTCCATGCCATATGAAGCGTTTGGCGCTTGCGTGGCGTGGTCGTTTATCTTAACCCGGCTTCGGCTCAAATGTTCGCTTAAGAGGCTTTAAAGGTGACGCGTCGTGACAAAGCCAATCACGTACAGTTGTGGTTGAAGCCCGAGACGCGGGCGCGTTTAGACGCTCTCACCGCTCGTGTTCCGTACATGATTACCGTCGCCTCTATAGGCGAACGCGGTTTTCAACTCGCCATAGAAGAACTAGAAAAGGCGTTCCCAAATGGCGCAGACTAACCTCATGCGCGCCGACGAACTGGTCAACGGGTTCAATGGCGTCATTGATCGCAAGTACTGGCGTGCGACTATAGCCGGTACTCGCTTGCATCCCGAAGTCTATTTCAACTCCCGCGCTACCATGGTTCGCGTGGTTTACCGTGTGGTGACGGATGACTTCACGGTCACGTTCTCCAAAACGAGCGCTGCGTTCGGCGATTTCGTCGCGAGCGCATACCGGGCGCTTAGTCAAGTGCTGGCAGGACTTAAAGCCGCCGGCCTGCCTTTTGTCTCCCCGCCAGAGAACGCTAGGCCGGTGTTGCGGATCGAGTACGACCCCACCACCAAGACAACGGTTATCCACATGGCACGCCATGGCGATGAATGGACAACCGCCATGCCTATGCCCTTTAAAGTACCCGAGCGAAATAATTCAGAAAATTTACCTCAAGGGCTTGACCTGTTTTAGTACTCGATTATTCTCACATCATTGATTTGCCATTACGGCACAAACCATAAAGGAACCTACAATGTCTGAAGCCCCCGCCCCCGTCGCTTCCGTCGCCGAATTCGAGTTTCCCAATCTCGAAGGCAAGCGGCTGTACGACTGCGCCCTGATCCCGGCCGACACGCGCCTGGACTTCCTCAAGAGCGCCGTGCGCAACTACATCGCGAACCGCCTCAACGGCGTGCACACGCGATACGAGCGTGACGAGAAGGTCGTCGCCTGGAAGGCGTACGACGAAGCCACGAAGGCCGACGCGCTGCAAACCGCCGTGCCGAAGCCGGAAGGCGACCGCCCCGCCGCGCCGGATTACGAAGACGCGTACACCCGCGCCATTGCCGATCTGACCGCCGGGAACGTCCGCAAGGTCGGCGCGGAACCGAAGCCGCGCAAGACGAAGGACCCGCTGATTGCCACCGTCACCGACGTGGTTGTTCGCGAAGTCTTTGCCAGCCGCAAGGCTGCCGATCCGAAGTTCACCTTCCTGTCTGCCAAGAAGGAAGTCGGCGCGGACGGCGTTGCGTACCTGAACGCGCTCATCGACGCTAAGGTCGAGCAAGGTGCGAACCGCGCTGATCTGGAAAAGATGCGCGATACCAAGTACGTCAATCCGGCCAAGGCCATGCTGGGCATCACTGCCCTGGGCGGCAAGGCCAGCGAGCTCCCCTCGATCCTGTAAGCCTGCGTTTCGACGTAGCCGGATTGACACGGAGAGGGGCCGTACGGGAGTGTCACCCCGTACGGCCCTTTGCTTTAAAGTAGACACCAGCCCCACAACCTCAACAGAGCATAAGTATCATGTCGTCCCCGGCCAACACCCCCTGCCCCATTCGCGTTGTGGTACGTGAGGACAACGACCCCGACCTTCCGCCTATCCACGACAAGACAGGCGACCATAACGACCGGTTCTTCCGCGACTGGATCACGAATACCATGTGGTGGGCGTTGCGCAACGGCAAGTCCATCAGTATGTACCCTGACGAATAAAGTACTTTACGGGCGCGTAGTTCAGCGGTAGAACAGGGGTGTTACATACCCCGTGTCGGTGGTTCAATTCCATCCGTGCTCACCATTATCCCTCTCACCTGCAAAGGAACATAATATGCCCCTGTGCGAAGCCCCTCCCGCGATCTACGCGACCATGCCGCGCCCGACTGACGTTATCGTGCATTGGGCCAGGGATATCCCCACATCGGCCCGTATTTGCACGTACTTTAAAGCACCTCACTCTACGGCGTGCTTTGTACCGGGTATCAAGGTCATCATCATGCCGGGCAATCTCTCGCCGAAAGACGAGAAGGGCTGTCTCGATCACGAGTACGCCCACGCCAATGGCTGGCGACACCCGCAGCCCTACAGCACCATGGGGAATTACAAGTAATGCCGAATTGTGGATACTGTCATAATACGCATACGGTCACTAGCTCGGTGTCCTTCACCGTGGCAGGTATATGGCACCGCGAGACGATCATCCGTCATTGCCCGCAATGTAGGCCCGTACCGAACGAACACGATCGCATCATCATGCAAAAGACAGAACAACTTTAAAGGTATAAGCACATGCGCTTGCATTCTCTGATACTCAAGCTTCAAGAGATCGAAACGACGTACGGCGACCGTCCGGTTGTTCTTGTCGTAGAGGCCAATGTACTTCCTATTGAACAGGTATGGTGGGAAGCAGGACAGCGGCATTTTGAAAACGGACGGGTTGGGGCCGTGTGCATCGGCGATGACCCGCGCTAACTTTAAAGTGCATGAATATGAAGGCACACTTTCGCCCTCCGGTATGTGGGTAGTCCTACGTGCCCTTGAAGAACCCGACTTCTGGGGAGTGCGAGTAATGAACTTCGCAACATGGAAGCACACAGAGGTAGAGTTCGAAAGCGAAACAGCGGCGCGGAAGTACGTAGCGCTCTGGCTGATCTGACATGTACTTTAAAGTACACAGTGACGGATGGTCAGTACGCGTAGGCTGGTTGAACCTTGACTGGTCGAAGTATAAAAAACACTGGCATCTGTCCATGACGTGGATGGACCCGACATGGCTTGACCCCCCTAGCGAAGCACCCTAGGTGAGGTTTCGTCACAGCCCTGCCGCTGACGACCTGACCCCTGAGCCTTAGCCGGGCTCACTGAGGCCCCGGAGCGCCCTCGGGCTACCTCCGGGGCCTTTTGTCACTCAAGGCGTCCACAGGCCCCCTCTACGGCCCGGCTTGACGCCTCCCCCGAAGCACCTTAGCCCCTGGGATCGGCAGAGATCGGGGTGGCCCCCTGGTCTAGGGGTGAAGTCGGGTCGGGGATGCAATCACAGCACGACTATGCAGAGTTAGAGTACGCGTTCTCGACGTTCGTAGAACCGGGACAAGTATTCGAAGTACGGCTCTTGCATCATAACAAAAAGCGCATTGACGCCGGGTACTTCAATGACCCCGTGCACGCCGCCACGGCCATAGCTGGTTTGCAAGACAGCTACGCGGGCATATATTTCACTCCCAACCCCGTCGCGCCCGATCTGGCTGCGCGTTCATACAATCGCATATCCCCGTGGGCAACGCTCACGACGATGGATAATCACATACTGCGCCGCCGTTGGTTGTTGATCGATATTGACCCCATACGTCCGAGCGGGATTAGTTCAACACAGGAAGAATTAGAGAACGCCTTTAAAGTTGGCTGTATCGTCAAGAACATGCTTGAGTTTGAGTACGGCTGGCCACTGCCCTACCAGAACGTATCCGGCAACGGCTGTCATCTGCTATACGAGATGGACGAGCCCAACACAGAGGAAGCACGGGATGCTATCGCGACATTCCTCAAAACACTTAATGGACGCTTCAAGGCATTGGGTTGCGAAGTCGATACAACGTGTTTCAACGCCGCCCGCATCTTCCGCGTGCCCGGTACTTGGGCTAGAAAGGGCGACAACATACCAACTCGACCCCATCGGAAGGCGCATATGCTCGCCGATGCGTTCATTCGACGTAAACTTACTTTGGCTGAGATTGTCGCGTTCAACATAACTAATTTAAAGTATCACCCACAAGGCGCTTTGAGTACGGTACGTAGCGGCACAAAAAGCAAGAGCGAGTATCCTGATGACGAGAAACTATACCGTGGCCTCAATCGTCACGCGCTGGAACGTGTTAAGGAATGGGTACCTGTTTATTTCCCGTCAGCGCGGGAGTATAAAGAAGGTTTTCGCGTGGCGAGCGCCGATCTCGGTCTTGACTACGAGGAAGACCTTACCATTCACCCGCCACCGCTCGGGATCAAGTACTTCGGCATTTCTGATCAGGGTGACGCGACAGAGGGGCGACGTACTCCTGTCGCGCTTGTGGCAGAGTTCACTACCGGCGGCGATAAGGCGAAAGCTGCTAGGCTCCTAGCCGATACTTTAAAGGTCCCACTCTCGGAGTTCGATATTTTATCGAGCGTGGGGCTTGACGGAACCCGCGATCTCTCTACACTCCCTGGTGCAACACCGACGCAGCCGGTTTACGATTTCCGGCGCGTCCCTTCTATGGCCGATCTACAGAAACGCACCTTTAAAGAACCAAAATGGGTAATCCCCAATGTACTCCCAACCGGCACCATACTTCTCGCGGCCCGACCCAAGATGCGCAAAACCTTCCTTGCGCTGCAACTGGCCCTTGCCGTTTGCGGCGGGCGAAAGTTTCTCGATTGGAAGTGCAATCAAGGGGACGTACTTTTTCTCGGTCTGGAAGACAACGAACGCCGCCTCAAGGCACGTATTAAGCTTCTCCAAACCCTGGAACTTAATCCACCTGACCTATCAGGTTTCCGATACTGGACGGGAGGAGTTGATATCAGCCCGACTACTGGACGTGAGTACATTTCAAACCCTGAAGAAGCGGAGCGGGCATATAACGCTTTTCCGCGCGGTCAAGCCGGCGTTGACGCTCTGGAAAGGTTTCTAGACATGTATCCCTCAACCCGCCTTATCATTATCGATACGTACGCGCACTTCCGCGACCAATCGAATAATCGCGACGTGTATCAGCGCGACGTGGATCAGATGATGCCGATTACTCGGATGGCGGCGGCGCGTGAGGTTTGCGTGCTAATCGTACACCACGAGAAAAAAGGTCAAGCATCGCAAGAAAGCGCCGACTTCATGGAGGACGCCTCTGGCACGGCCGGCATTACCGGCTCCGTTGACGGCGTTATGAGTATCAAAGGCAAACGCGGCATTCAGCAAGAAAGCGAGGAGCGCAAGCTGCTGCTGTCCGGTCGCGACGTGCCGCACGACTTCGAACTTGACATGGCGTTTGACGCGGAACGGGGTGGATGGCTCCCGGCTGCGAAACAAGATGTTCGGGCGGCTATCTTAAAGCTTCTTGAACGGCACCCGTACATGACCCAAATCGAATTTGGGTCGGTACTTCCCAATGTATCCCGCTCACGCATATCGCAGGTACTGACCACAATGAAGTTTGAAAACTTGATCGTGCAGGGCCGGGCTGGGTACTCCCTACCTAGAGACTTTAAAGGAGATATGTAAATGACGATCACCGCGCAACAACTCGCCGCCGCCCTGCGTGCCGCCGCGAACGCCCTGCTGCAAGGCTCCACGGATGCTACCGGCACTTTGGTTTCGCAACTCGCGCCAGACGTGACCGCTCCGGCACTTGTACCGACCACCCCACCGGCCCTCGCTCAATCCAGCGTGACCGCTGATCAGCTTACCAATCTGATCATGCCGCACATTTCGAACCAAGCCGTCAAAGATGCGCTCGGTGTCGCCATGCGCGAAAACGGCGTGGCGAACCTGCCGGAAGCGCAGCCGCATCAGTACGGAACCCTGTACACGGCGTTCCAAGGTGTCCTGGCGCGCTTCGGTATCGGCGGCGCGGCCCCGGCGGCGACGGCGACTACGGCGCCCATTATCTGAGGGACCTTCCTGGTTAGGTAGGCGTACGGCGTAACGGGGGAGGGCGCTAGCTCTCAGATACCTCCCCCGCCATACTTCTATATAGTTGTTTATGGGGTTCATATCTTTGCGGAGGTCGTTTGCTTCGGCGGAAGGCTAGACAGGACTAAACCCCTGTTGGGGTATGAACCCCACCACACTTTCTTTAAAGGTAGTACATATCATCGGGGCGACCGGTACTGCCG